TGCAGATGAGCGCAACGGGTTCAACCTCAAGAACACTGGCAACGACACACAGGCAATCAGCATGTGGTCACGTGAGCAAGAGGTAAGCAAGTGGATCAGTGACGATAGGTTCCGTATGCTGGAGGCAGCGTAATGAACAGATACGTAGCAGACTTACGCAAGGGGTTGTCAGGAGAGACACAAGAGGTCTACTTGTATGCCTACTCTAAAGATCATGTAACACAAATACTGAAGGACTACTTCATAGTAGAACTGAGGAGAGTATATGCCTAAGCTACCACGCTACGTACAAGAACGAGTGTCACCCTCTGGGGTGATCTCATACCGCTTCAACCCACCACAGTCCCTTGTGGATGAAGGTGTAGTGCAACGTGAAGAGTATCGCAGTGACATCAAGGAGGTGCGCAAGATTGTGAAGGAACACAACGCAGCCATTGATGCGTGGAGGCATGAGCAGTCTCTTGTTATACAAGTAAAGCCCAACAGTAAGGTGACGGACTTGATAAACTTCTACTATCAATCCAATGATTACAATATGTTACGCCCCAACACTAAGGTGGATTACAGGTACTTCTTGACGGTGCTGCATCAGACAATGGGTACACGTAAGTATGCACTAGTGACACCCAAGATTGCCAAGGCTGCATATGAGGAGTGGGTGAAGCGTGGCATTAGTTTTGCTAACCATGCTGCAACCTGTGCCAGTAGGGTATACAACTACGCCATACAGATGGGACACACTACACAGAACCCTTGGGCTAACATCAAGCGTAAGTCTACACCACAACGCAAGGTAGTGTGGACACATGCCGATGTTATCAAGTTCCTTGATGTAGCGTACAGTGACTACGAGTATCGTAACCTTGGTCTCATTGTGCAGATGGCATACGAGTGGTGCCAGCGACTAGGTGACATGCGTAACCTCAAGTGGGAGAACATTAGCTTGTCTAAACAAGTACTTAACCTTGAGCAAAGTAAGCGTAGGGCTGACGTTACACTTCCTATATCGGATGAACTATGCACTATGCTCAATGACCAACGTAATGACTTTGGTTTCCAAGTGTACGTAGCCCCGCATCCTCGACCTGTAAACGGTGAGTATACTCCGTATGCAATGGAGCGTCTGTCTAAGGTAGGCCGTAGGGTAATGAGACTTGCTGGACTGCCAGAGGAATTACGCATGATGGACTTACGTAGGACAGGTGTAACACAGATGGTGGATGCAGGTGTTCCATTACCCCAAGTCATGTCAGTGACGGGCCATGCACATGTGTCATCTGTGAAACCCTATTTAAAAAATACGTACCACTCTGCAAATAGTGCATTGACACAAAGAAATGTATGTGTACAATCGAGTGGTAGCGAGTAACACAGAAAGAGAATAGTACCTATGAATATAAATAACATCATAAGTGATCTATCATTAGTAAATGGTGAGACACGTCGAATGACATGTCCATCATGTAATACTAAGAACACGTTCACCGTTACGAATAACATGGGTTCTATTGTGTGGAATTGTTACAAGGCAAGTTGCTCTGTCTCTGGTGGTACACGTACAACACTGACCGCTGAAGACATTCGTAAGTCGCTAGGCTTTGTTGCCGAAGAGACACACGTTGCAACTTTCTCAAGACCGGAGTGGTTCGTGAGAGACTACACAAAACTGTCAGGCTTCTGTGATCAATGGGAGCTTGACGCACAACAGCTAGGGCTTATGTACGATGTGAAGGAACATCGTGTGGTGTTCCCTGTTGTACATGATGGAGTTACTGTAGATGCTACGGGCAGATCATTGGGTAATCGCATACCCAAGTGGAAACGGTATGGAAAAAGTGTATTGCCATACAGTTCTGGACGTGGTAGAACTGCAGTAGTCGTTGAAGACTGCATAAGTGCTGCCGTTATAGGTGATGGTGGTGTATATGTTGGGGTAGCAGTGTTGGGTACATCGTTGTCTAATGGACACAAGGAGTACTTATCGCAGTTTTCAACGGCAATAATTGCACTAGACCCCGACGCACTACCCAAGACACTGCAATTTGCTAAGGAATTACGTGGCTATGTTGACACCGTTAAGGTGCTACGGCTACAAGACGATATCAAATACCGAATGCCAACCGACATGGCAAACCTTTCAGCACTAGGAGACTAACCCAATGGAACTATCCCTTATCCGAAGCCTGATGGACAAGACTTTCTACGACGATCACCGTGGCGCACGTTGCCCCGACCGATTGTTCAGCAAGGATGTCCGTAAGATCAAGCAAGCAATAGACACAGCAATGGATCGCTATGAGCGTACCGTTACACCAGCAGAGATTGAGGCTCTGTTCATGGCTAACAACCCTACCCTCACAACGGCACAGAGACAGGCATACAGCCACCTGTTCGTACAAGTGAGTAAGGAACAGCCAATGGGCAGTGACGTAGCACAGGAGGTGCTCTCCAAGCTGTTCCAGCAGGTAGTAGGCGAAGACATTGCCAACCTTGGCTTTGACTACGTAAATGGTAGCAAGTCCAGCCTTGATCCACTACGCCAGATGCTTGAGCAATACGGAGATGACTTCACCCCCAACCTCAAGGTTGAGTGGGAGGACATTGACCTAGACACAATCATTGCCATGACTGACCTTGAGTCACAGTGGACGTTCAACATTCCTACGTTGACACGTAAGGTTGAGGGCATCAATGCTGGTCACCTCATTGAGGTAGGTGCCAGACCTAACACAGGTAAGACATCCTTTCATGCGTCACTTGTCGCTGGCCCCAATGGCTTTGCATGGCAGGGTGCTAAGGTAGTTGTACTGTGTAACGAGGAGGGCTATCACCGTGTAGCTCACCGCTACATTACCGCCGCAACTGGTATGGACAAGCACGAGATCGTAACCAACAAAGCACAGGCTATGTCCGTCTTTGGTAAGATACGTGAGAACATCATGTTCAAAGATGCCACAGGCCGTGACATGAATTGGGTTGAGTCAGTGTGCAAGTCATACAAACCTGACGTAGTTATACTGGACATGGGTGACAAGTTTGCACGTACTGCAGGGTTCTCACGTCCAGATGAGGCACTCAAGGCTAACGCCATACATGCTCGTCAGATTGCGAAGCAACAGGACTGTGCGGTATTCTACATGTCTCAGCTATCTGCAGAGGCAGAGGGTAAGGTTGTACTCAACCAAGCCATGATGGAAGGGTCACGTACAGGTAAGGCTGCAGAGGCAGACCTAATGATCATGATATCTAAGAACCCTACGGTTGAGGGACAAGAAGAAGAAGACAACCAACGCCACATCAACGTAGTCAAGAACAAGTTGTCTGGCTGGCACGGTATTGTACACACCGACTTGGAGTACAAGATTGCACGGTATGTATCATGATTGACATATCAGTATTGATAGAGATAGGCTTCAGTATATGCATCGGTCTTGTACTGTGGGATCAGCACAAGCAACGAGAGAGCATGGCGGCAATTCATGTGGCATTACTTGAGATGATCGACAAACACAATCAACTTGCAGAGGTAGTAGTGGAGATTGACGAAGCACTTGAGGAAGTAGAGGAGGCGATACAGTGATTACACAAGAAGACATAGATGCCTTTCGTGATATGACAGAAGACGGAGCGCAGGAGGGTTATGTATACGTAATTACAAACAAGGCTTGGCCTGAGTGGGTCAAGATAGGTAGGGCCATTGATGCAAACGATAGGTTGCGTAGTTATCAAACCAACTCACCCCTTCGTGATTACTGGATTGTGTACTCTCAGTACTTTGATGATGTCAATGCAGCTGAACGCAAAGCACACTTGATTGCGGCACGAATGACTGGTAAACCTTGGAACAAGGTTGATAATGGTGAGTGGTTCAGGCTTACAGAACAACAGGCTAAAGATGTATTGAAGGAGGTGTCCCGTGACTAAGGTTATATTTATATTGATATGGTTCGTTGTTGTACCAGAGCAAGGAGTTAGGTACTACCATCTAGGTACATATGAGAATGAAACATTCTGCAAGACTGCATTGAGAGATGCATCCGTTATGGTGAACGACAAGAACGAGACAGTAGAATGTATAGGGGTACAAGTAGATGATTAAAGCAACATACATTGACCACATGGGTACAGACTTGACGGTAGCTAACGCTGCACGGGTATCGTTTGGTAAGGTGAGTGAGATGGAAGACGATCCTTGGGGGCCACCTAAGCTCAAGAAGAAAGACGATAAGCTGATCCGTTATCTCGCCAAGCACAAGCACATCAGCCCGTTTGGTCACTGCTTTGCCAGCTTCCACGTCAAGGCTCCGATATTTGTAGCACGACAGTTAGTCAAGCATAAGTTCCTACGTTGGAATGAGATCAGCCGTAGGTATGTGGATAGTAAGCCTGAGTTCCATGAGCCTTCAGTGTGGCGTGGACGTAGTGCAGATAAGAAGCAAGGCAGTGAAGGTGAGGTCGTTTCTTTTTCAGACGAAGCTGTAACAGAATACAATAACAACTGTTTAAGTTTATACAAAAGTTTGTTGGAAGATGGTGTAGCACCTGAGCAAGCACGTATGGTACTACCACAAAGCACTATGACTGAGTGGTACTGGAGTGGTAGCCTTGATGCCTTCGCTGACATGTGTAACCTACGCTGCAAGTCAGACACACAGGCA